TAAATATATAAATATATAAATATATAAATATATAAATATATAAATAATATTTAATTACATTATTATTTCTTTTTATTAAAGTATTAAAGTCATTTTTATGAATTTAAAAACCAATTTTTATGAATTTAAAAACCAATTTTTATGAATTTAAAAACCAATTTTTATGATTTTTATATTTTTTACATTTTTTTCCCATATTTATAATCTAGTTTAGTAGTAGATAGATGTCTACTCGAATAAATACTATAGACACTCAGATTCAGAAGGATGTGAAAGAACTATCTAATGAAGATTTATTTTATTATTTATATATACATACCAAAAATGATAAAATAAAAAACTACAATCAATCAGCTATTAGTAGTTATTTAGAAAAAATTAATTATAGTTACTTTTATGAAAATGTATTTGAAAATAAATCTAATTATACAATGATTATTGTAAATATTATTGGGTTATTACTACCTTTTTATTTTCATTATCCCCGCTTTTATAAATTAGGCGCATTAGGATTCATTATAGGTATTTCTTCTTTTATCAGTATATTTCAATTTTTAAAGAAAACGTATAGCGCATTTTTTCCTCATGTCACCAAATATTTCTTGCTTTTAAACATACTATTTTATTTGGTATTTTTTGTTTTACTGAATAAATTAAATCATATTTCTTTATTTTTTCTTTCAAGTGCTTTATCTTATTTAGTCATTAATTATATTTATCGAGTACGACTAACAGTTCCGAGTAAATCAAACCAATTTAATAAATTAAATGCTAAATTAAATAAAAATAAAGACTTTACGACTTTTAATCCAGTTTTAGAAAAAGTATGTTTTCAAATAATTGATCGTTTTCAATTAAAATTACCAAGTGCTCATATGTTATATTCCTATTTAGCTGAATTTGAAATTGGTGATAATTCAAAATCTAGTGAAATTACAGAATTTGTGACGAATTTAATTAATCCAATTATCATCATTATTTATTTAAGTTTATTAGGAATATTTTTAAATAAAATAAACAGTGGAGATTCTATACCTGGAAAATTAATTCAATTATTCCCTTTAATTGGATTAAATGAAAATAGTTTAAAATATTTTACTTGCCAAGCAAATTATGTTCTACCTATTCAATTTAACTATAGTCAATATTTACATGAATTTTATCAAGAAAATGAACTTGATGATAAAGTATATGCCGAACTTGTAAAAGCTATGAAACGTATGCAAAATGAATTTGTGAAACAATATAATCCATGCTTTATAAAATTAGAAAATTTAGATGAAAAAGAAATTTACCAACATTTAAAAGATAATCATGTATTAAATCAAGTTAAAATTTTCCTGAAAAAAAATAATATTGATTTTCAGCCTCAAACATTTATAACCCAAATTTACAATTATGTATTTGATAGTGCTCATAATTATAAACAAAAAGAAGAAGCCTATATATTACTACAAAATATAAATAATACTTTGGAAGTCGATACAGATGTTGATAAAGAATATAATCCAGATACAGGATGGAAATTAGCACGTGATGCACTATTATACAATAAAAATATCGATGAAAAATACAAACCTATTTTACAGAAATTAATTGATAATTATATTTCCTATGTTCAAGCAAATTTAAAACAAAAAAAGTTATATGGCTTCGATTTTAATATTATGACTTTTAATATTTTTACAAGAAAAGTACGTTTATTTTTTAATAAAGCATTTCAGTATATTTTACGCTATTTATCATTATGGCTTGTTTTTGGAAAACCACTTTCTAGTGGATGGATTTTATCGAATTACTTATTTATTAATGAAATAGGAATTGGAAAATTCATTCAATATTTCAGTTCTGATAATACTATTTGGAAATTTGTGACCATGGGATTTGATTATAAATATTTAAAAGATGAATACAAGAAATTAGGAGATGTGCAGAATAATAGTATATTGATGAAAACAGGAAAATTTATAATGAAAATTTTATTGTATATTTTTGTAGCTTTCCCTTTCTTAAATTGGTATAATAATGCTTTCTTTGGTTTATCATTAAGTCCCAGTTATTATAATTTAATTACCCAAGGAATATTTTTCCTGAATATAATAGGAAATATATATTTCTGGAAGAAATACACTGAAAATAAAGCAAATAGCATTAATCCCATTGGATATAATGTACTTTATTTCTTATTTATTTTCTTTATTATAATAATATATGTGCTAATTCGTATTTTCCTAATAAAATAAAAATGGAATCAATTAATTTCAGTAATCAATTAATTTTGTAATTAATTAATTAATTAAATTCATAAATTTTATATCTATATTATTAGTAGATATGTTTAATAGTAAACCCATTGCTAATGACAAAAGTCCAAAACCTCCTAATATTCGTTATTATAATAACGATATTGAAGGTAATTGTGATAAAATTGAAAATAAAAACGTATTGTCATCCACTTTATATACTAATTTAGGAAAGAGTTGTAATTTAACCGATGAAAGTTTATTTACTGATAAAAATGATGTATATGAAAAAACAATTGATGGAACATTAAATAATGAAGATTCTCTAAAAAAGGAGGTAGATGCTAAATGTGCTAATGATGAAGGCAAAAAAAAAGTTATGAATCAATTGAAATATTTAAGTTGTCAATTAGCATCAGCGCGTAATCGTACCTATAATTCAAATGATTTTGACATTACAAGTGCTGGTGTATCTGTAAAAGAAATTTTTGAAAAATTTAAAAATATTAAATTTTATTTAATTATTATATTCTTCTTAACCATTTATTTTTTAACACAAGGATTCTTCAGTTCTTTTGATGTTTGTGGGAATATTGTTAACCTTGTAAATAGCAATTATAGCCAAGGATGGGTGTATTGGATTGGTTTATTTATGGGATTATTAATTCCCGTACTTATTTTAGCTTCTTTATTTATCGCTAATGTATGTGGAAGCATTAGTTCCTTAGATAAAATTAATATTACAGAAAATCCTGGTGGTGTAGATGATAAGATTCCTCTTGGATTTAAACGTCTTGATAATGGTATTTTATTATTATTTTTATTATTTTTATATGGTTTTGTAGCAGTTATTTTTACTATTAAACGAGAATCCGTGGGAAATACATTTTACATGATTATTATTGGATCTATTCTATTTATTATTTCGATCTTTATTTATTTATTTTATACATTTACACCATTCTTTTCTTCTGGAAATTTGGATAAAGTAAATAAATTTGAAGTTCCCTTAAAATTATTTATCGATCAGCGAGATGAAGTGAGTGAGATTACAACGAATCAAGTTCAAGTTCAAAAGATTCAAAGTGTTTTCACAACTGTTGGAATAATCATTACCGTATTTTTTGTTATTTTTATGTTATTAGGAAAAATGAAACCATTCCATAATTATCCTTGGTTGGAAAATTTATTAAATGGTTTCTTTGGATCTTCAGCAATATTAATTGTTCCTATTTTCTGGATTTTTAACTTAGTTATTGCTTTAAAATATTTTTATATTTATCCGATAATATTATTGGCATTCCGCTTTATTCGTTATTTCTGCATGGGTGTTTTATATGTAGCGAGTGAAAAAATGGATTCACTAAAAGATAGTATGAGTTCTAATTTAGTAGAACAATTAGAGAATTTTAAGCAATATACTCCTTCCTGGAATTTAATCGGTATTGATTTATTAAAGTCCTTGCTTAATATGATGGGATATGAAAATATATTCTCAGAATCTTATACAAATAATAATAGTAATAATAATAAAAATTTATCATCAAATAAATATGCTATGTCTCCAATTACTTCTTACTTTTTTTTAAGTAGCACTGATAATTTAGGAACAAATACACAATCACGACTGATTGTTCAAGTTATCATTTGCATTATATCCATTATAATTGGAAGTAGTGCTTTATGGGGTGTTTACAAAATTTAAAATAAATAAGAATTAATTCATTTATAACATTTTCTACATTTATCTTTTTCTTTATCATAAATTTATTAAATATGATAAATAATTTAATAAATTAATAATTAATTCTTGAATTCTTAAAATCCGCGACAATTAGACCCAAAAATATTTAATTTAGGAGTGACTTGATCATTACAACATCCCCATCGCCTCCATTTGCACGAAACTGTATACTTAGTATCTGACTCAAATCCAGAATCATTTAGAGTTTTGCTAGCAATAAAAAGAATCATTATAATAATTATAATAATTATGATGATACATAAAATTAAATCGAACATTATAATTAATAAATAGATTTTATTTTATATTTTTGAAAAATATATTTGCATTTTATATATATGCAAGATATTGTTGTATTCACCATTTTGATTATTTTAATCGTTGTATGTGCTTGTTATTTAGCATCTAACCAAACAATGGAAAACTTTGAAACATATTACTATGATCCTTTTAACTATGGTACTACTGGTTCTGATCCACTTAGTTTTTATAAATATCCAATTTATAGAAAACCATATCGTTATCCGTACAAATACTATAGTAGTTTTCCTTACCCTTACTTAACATATTACCCTACAAATGTGTAAATCTAATTTATTTACATTTATGTGGAAAAATACAACGATAATAAATACATATGGAAATACAATTTTATCCAAGGTTTTTCGATGGATTTATTAGTACATTCATATTTTATTATAATTTCTTTCTTTAATTAGCTATTTTATAATAAAATATCAATGCTTATCCATTTCATATATAAAAAATTTAATCTTTATTCACAATTAATTTATTTACAAAATTTTTTATTCAGAAATTATCAAATACTTTACAAATTTTTCTATCTAGTATAAGTAAAATAGTAAAATGAAAAACATGAATAATATTATTTTATATCAATGTATTCAATTTATTGTCATGTTAATTATTGCGATTATGTTAAACCCAATGAATTTATTGCTTTATCAGGTAGAAGATTTTTATTTTTCATTAACTTTATTTTATAGTGGTCTTTTTATGGTATCGAATATGATGTGGGCACATGAAATTATTCATTACATATATGCTAGACATATAAATCTAACTATTTTTAGTATAGGAGTTATTTTAGCTATTTTAGCTGGTTTATTATTATTGCGTAAACAATACTTAGTAGGAGATAGACAATGGTTAAAACGAATGATTACTCATCATTCAAGTGCTATTACCACATCTAAAAATATACATCAAAAAACCAAAAGTAATAAGATTAAACATTTAGCCAATGAAATCATTGATACACAACTAAAGGAAATCCAATTAATGAAAGATTACTTAAAAGAAGATAATTTATAAAATAAAATTTTTCATTTTGTAAATATACTGAAAAAAAAATATTGGGTATGAATAGAAATAAATTTATTTCTCTTTTAAACTATTAAATTTATTTATATATTCATAATTTTATAAAAATAATGCGGTATAACCCATATTTCTATAACTTGAAGCATAATAATGATGTGGTAATAACAGTTTGTTATGATATAACATAAAAACAATTTGTTTCTATGTTATGAAAAATTATAAAATAGTTATAATAAATACAATGATTTATGATACATTTTTATATTGTCTAGTTAATTTTGGTTTAACTAATTGATGTTTTATTTTTTCTACTTCTTCTTTATCCATACTTAAATCAAGATCAGAATTATTATCTACTACAATAGGTAATAATGATTCTGAAGCTGGTATATTATTATTTATATTAGGTAAGCATATATCATTAATAGTATTTTTATCAGCATAAGATAAAAAAGGACTACTTTTATTTACATTATTAACATCGCTAGTTAATGATGATTCATATAATTTTTGAAAAATACAACTAAATTCTGATATAGTATATGTACCATAATATAAACCAGCTGTTGTGCGCTTTAATTTAGGACGGGATAAATCATGGGGATTTTTACCAATTTTAATCGATAAATCACTCTGAATCATGATAAAATAATCTTCTTGATTTATATCTTCAATAGACATTATTTTCTTTATTTTTGTTATTAAAAACTCAGAATCTACTATATATTTTGGTATAATTTTAAAATAATAAGACATCTTTAAATATCAATAAATTTAAAATTTCATTTTTTATAATATTCATGAAAATTATAAAAAGAAACATACAATATAAATGATAAAAAGATGAAATGATAAAAAAAATAAATAATCAAATAGTGTATCTTAAATAGATTTATAAAACTGCCATCCTAATATATTACAAATATTTTTCCAAATCATATCTGTTTGATGTAATTTTTCACGATCTTTAAGTAACGGAAAATAAACTTTATATTCATCTAACGATAACAATTCCACAAATTTATGTAATACATAAGAATAATTCAAGAAATTTTTTCGTGATTTAGGGCAAACTTCCAGAAAAGGACCTTGTATTTCCTTAAACATTAATCGTAATTTTTCTTCTAGTTCCTTGCTCATGGAAGGAGGCGGAATACCATTAATTTGATATAAAATATGCGCCGCATGATCATAATATTTATTTAATTTTATTTTCTTTAGATAGAGACGTATTTTTTTGGTATCAATTTTCTCTAAATTAGTAATTCTTTCTTTCTTAATTTCCGCAATAATCTTTTCGTAAACTTCATCAGGAATTTCCGTTGATTCTTTGGCTTGAAATTGTGCTAACCATTCATTAAAATGATTAATACGCTTATAACTAAAATAACATACTTCCAATGGTGGATCTTTAAAAGAAGGTTTGTCACTTTCA